TCCCCGTCAAAGGGTATCCTATGGACGAAAGGCACGTCAGGGGTATATTCTTTTTCAAAGACATATTACACCTGATAAACAGGAATCTGACGACTAGACGCGATGCTCAAAACATTGCGATTCTGTCCCAGAAGAGATCGATTGGTTACCCTCCGCTTTCTTGGAGGCCGAAGGTGTACCAAAAGTATTATGAGGCCGTAACGGCAGTGCCACGCAAGCTCACTGATGAGGAGCGTTCGCTACTGAGACGAGCCGCAAGAAGTATCTGGGAGCCACTCCAAGGAAGTGAAGACTTCTACAAGGTGGTAGCTCGATGCCAGAGAAATGAGAAGGTGTCCCTGAGCGGGTCAGCCGACTTACTCTCGACTAAGAAGGAGGGTGGGAAAGTCAACTCTGCTTTCCGCATACTCCAAGAACGTTTGCCAGTCACCAAGCTAAACTTGGAGACAGGTGAAGACATCGGGATACAAATCACATCCGATCAAGTCAGGTCGGGTGAGGTTAGTATCGGGGAGGCTTTGTTCGCTATCTCTTTGAGGAGATTCCGCGAAGCAAGGCTGAACGGGATCAAATCCGACCCCATTTTATTCACGGTGCAACCGAAAGCTCTGCCTGACCAGGCTAAGCTGCGTGTCGCAACAAAAGCTCATCCGGAACACGCGTTCCTCTTACAGCCTCTAGCGCAGATAACAAAAGCTGCGTTGAAGCGCCTTGAGAGTGCGCGAGCCGGAATGTCGAAACAGCATCACATGTACGAATTCTATAAAAGAATTCTACCTGAGATGGTAACAAGAGTGCAAATGCAAGACAAACCCCTTGAGGGCGAGTCTAGCTTTTACTTCGAGGATTGGTCCACTGCAACAGATAACGAGAGCCGAGAGGCAGCTCACCTTTGCATCATGGAGGCGGGTCAGGTACTTGGAGTACCGAGGTTCTACCTTGAGATCGCGGCGTGGGCATTGACGGCACCACGTATAAACGTTATCTCGAATAAGGAGAAGGACCTGACTTGTCCTAATCAGTTTGTGTCAACGTCAGGGGTCCTCATGGGGGATCCAGTGACGAAGACAACACTTCAGTTGTCCCATATAGTCTCGTTGGCGGCAGCCAGGGAGGTCTTATGGGGACTAGCAGAAATAAGTAAGGTACCTAACTTTGTGCGGGCTGGAAACCCGTCCAAAGAGAGTCCGGCGGAATTCACCTCGCGCGCCCTTTATGGTTCGAAGGGTGCGTGGATGAAAGCTAAAAAGGAGAAACGCCTCGAGACGTCACACTTTTCGACGTCCGGAGCGGTTCCATTGTGGTTCCCACTGATCGCGCGGAATAACCGCGGAGACACAGAGGGATTCAGGCGGGACGTCATCGAGCAGATGATGGCCTACCAAAATGCTGTAGACAAGACGCGGGACGCCCAAGGGCGACCGAGACTAGTCGACAAAGAAGAGCTGGCGCGACTTTCCCCTAGGGTGAAGTCCGACAGCGGAGACTACCTGTGATGGGGCCGTTAAGCCCTTTTACAGTGCCAGATTGGCAAAGACCAC